TAAGTTGTATTTACAAAACCAGTATTTAATGAAGGTCTTTGACTTTGAGCGTCTAATACGCATACATAAGAATTACCACCATACTGAACTGTATCACCAGTTTTGTATAATGTTCCGTGTACATAAACACCTTGTGCTTTAAAACCTGTAGTTACTACATCCCAATACTTTTTATTTGACCGATTAAAAATGAAATTGGAAACATTTTTTGAATCGCTTGTAGTATATGAAACCTTTTGAGAAGTTCCACCACTTACATAAGTATGAACAATTGCTGATTTATCAGTAGCAATAACATATGTACCTGCGTCAGGCACATCATAAACTTTAAATATTCCTGAATAGTTTGTAGTATTAGGATATGTTTTTTGTCCTGTTGAACATTCAACTACTATACTATCTAATTTAACTAAATCATTTCTACTTAATCCGTGAGTAGCAGATGTTACTGTAATAAGTCCTGTTGCATTATCATAAGAAAAACCAGAAAGAGCAGTTGAACTTCCAACATTTGAAACTGTTGCTAATTTAACTGTACCACCACTTACATAAGTATTGTCAATATTACTTGGTGCTAAAAAGAAACTTAATTTTGTAGCTGATGGTGCTGCTTTAACAGGAAATAATCCTGAATAAGGTGCTTGTGGATAAACTTTAGTACCAAAAGCACAAGTTGTTTGAATTCCAAATAAATCTATTGTATCACTTGCTGATAATCCGTGCGTTGCTGTAGTAATTACTGCTTTACCAGTTGATGTATTATAATTAAAACCTGTAATTGCTAATCTAGCACCGCCAGATTTAAGAACTGTACCACCACTTACATAAGATTGTGCAACAGCACTTGTTCCTAAATTAACTTGGAATTCAGTTGCTGTTAAATTTGCTGCTTCTACTGTAAATTGAGTAGAAGTTGAGTGTATTGGATATGTTTTCTGTCCTGTATCACATTGTACTAATATATCTCTTACTTCAATTAAATCGGAAACACTTCTTCCGTGAGCAGATGATGTAGTAATATCACCGCCTGTTGTTTCTTGTACAGCTGGAGTTCCTGGTGTATTGCCAGAAGTTTCATTTGCTTGAACATAAACATAAGAATACCCACCATAAGTTACTACATCACCTTGTTGGTAAACTGTAGCAGCGTTATAAGAATCTTCAAATTGTAAACCTTCTGAATAAACTGAAAAATTTTCTTCAGCAAAATCTGATAGAGCACCACCCGAAGTATGAGCAACAATACATTTATATTGATATGCACCAAATTTAACAACATCATCTAATTTGTAATATGTGTTAACTTGGAAGTCGCCTTTAAATGCTAAACCTTCACTATAAATATCAAAGTTTCCTAAAACTATATTGATATCACCACCAGACGCTGATGTATGTTCAGTAGTACATCTATATGTTCTACCACCATACTTAACTAGGTCGTTTAATTTGTATTGTGTACTAGAAGCATAATCACCTTTAAAAATAATACCATCACTAAATTGTTCAAAATTAGATTGATTTAATACTGTGCCTGATGATGTGTGAGCTGTTGTAGTACGGTATTGTTTACCACCATAAGAAACTAGGTCGTTTAATTTGTACCAAGTTCCGTCAGCATATGCACCTTTAAAGTAAAATGATTCTTGGTGTAATTGCCAATATTCTGTAAATGTTCCAGGACTTGTATAAAAATCTTGTTCTGTTGCTGGTGACGTGTGGTTTTGAATACACACATAAGCATTACCACCATATTTTGCGATATCATCAATGACGTAGCCAGTTGTTCCTGCCCAATCGCCTCTCCATTTGAATTTTAATCGTCCTAATTTAAAATCTGCCATTTTTCTCTCTTTTTACCTACTAATTTTATCCATCTTATACAGCACTTTGATAAGTTGTTGTATTAACAGGTGCTGTTAAATCCTCAAAAGTATTAAAGTCATCAATTGCTAATTCTGACCTGTTTACTATTTGATTTGCTCTTCTAACTAAATCCCCACTAGTACTATTTATAAGAAAAGTAGTTGTGGTATCTTCTGAATACTTAATTTGTTGGTACCTATCACTATCATTATTATAATATCTTTTATTAATTTGACCAACCACAATACTAGCACCTGTCGCTGGAATTAATACGAAATTTAGTGCTGTTCCACCTGTTAATGTATAGGTTGAATATGCTTCTTGTCTAACACCATCCATAAAACAAGCTATTCTTGTTTCATTTAAAACTGGTGTTGATAGTGTAAATTGTTTGGTAGCACCATCTCCTGTGAAATATTGAACTTCAAACATCTCTAATCTTTCTTCAAGGTAATCTCCTTCATCCCTAGCAACACTATCAGATTTACCATCTTCATAGTAGTTTGATACAACTATTTGTTCAGCGCCTACGTTAGGATTGATAGAAGATAGATAACACATACCTTCTTTAGTACGTCTTATACCATTAAATGTTTTTTGTTTTTTTATTGAACCTGGGACTATATATGCCATTATTTTCTCTATATTTATTTATTAAGTTATTGCCAATATACTTGCTACTGCCTCAACATCAACAGAAGTTGAATCAGGAGAAGGATCAGCGACCACTCTTAATACGTCATTGTTCTCCAAATTTACTGGTTTATCTAAAGTTAATGTATTACCAGCTGGAACTTCTAAATTTTTACCTATATGCCTAAATGTCGTTCCACCATCAATAGTAACTTTTACATTAACTCTTGCTGTACTGTAAGCACTTTTATTTGAAATATATAATGCGTGAATTACAGCAGTTTCAGAACCAGTTGCTGTATATAAATCTGCTGATGAATTATCTAAAACCCCTACAGTAATTCCTGCATTTTTAAATGACGAAGGCATAATTTTTTATAAATCCTATGAACCAAATACCACAGAATATGCTAATGCGTCATCCGCTGTACCAATAGTACCTGAAGAATTAGGTAATGTTAATATTCTATCAGCTGTTGGTTCTTCTACTGTTAAAGTAGTTTCAAAAGCATTTTCCAAATTTCCTTCAAATATAAAATTTGCACCGTTCATAGTAATATCTCTATTTGTAACAGAACCATTACTAGTTGCGTCTTGCAAAGTTACCGAACCTGCACCACCAATTTCTCTAATTTGATTGTATGAGTTTTTAATATAAAATTTACCATCTGTTACATTAACAGCTAACTCTCCAACCTCCATATTACTTGTTGCTGGAATACGAGTTGCTACTTCTGTACGGTATGGTTTTATTTTTGTTGCCATAGTTTATTTCTTCCTTTTTAATTTTGCTCTAAATTTAATTCTGTTTACTAATTTCGCTTTAGATAATCTTCTATCTAATTCAATTCCTAATTTTCTACCAATTCTTTCTAATTCTTTTTTTGTTTTATTCTTTAAATCTTTAACTGTAATAGTAGTAGTCTTTGGTTTTTCAATGGCAGGTGCACCTGAAAGCAAAAACCATTTAATTTTCTTCCAAAGATTCATTAGAAAATTCCTCCATCTATTGTAGTTACTTCAACCTCACCAGCTGTTATTGTAAAGTTATCAGCAGTAAAAGAAGCAACACCAATGTTTGATGTACTTGCTAATTCTCCGACAATTTGTAATTGATTACCAGTTGCAATAGTATTGATTCCTTCACCTGCGATAAATTCTAAAACACCACCGACTCTTACTTGTCCTTGTGATGAAGATTCATCAGCAAAATATAAAGGATCAGCAAGTTTATCACTTGCAATTGCACCTGCTAACATATTACTTGTAACACCTAATGCTTTAACTCTTATTTGGTCACCTGAAACTTCAATTGAACTATTGTCAGGATTTGTATCTATAGTATTACCATCTTTAACTAATCCTGCACCTGCAGTAATTTGACCTGCACCAGAAAATTGTGCTACATCTAAATCAGTTGTTCCAAATGTTGGAGCACCTGTGTGTGTAAATACATAACCGTTATTAGCATTTAAACTTCCTTCTTCAACAAATACGAAAGCACCACCACTTAATTCAGATGGTTGGTCTTCTGGAGTTGCTCTTGTTAATACAAAAGGAGTTCCACCTGCACCAACTTGGTCAACTACATAAATACCGTTTTCGCTAGCATCTGTTTGATTTTTAACTAAAATTCTATCGTTAACACTTGGTGTTGTTCCATCAAGTGTTATTGCACCGTTTGATGTAGCAGTTAAAGTTGCACCGACACCAGCAGTTCCGTTTGAATAAGTTGCTGCTAAATTAACAGTTGTACCTAATCTACAAGAAGGTTTAGTATCTAAACCTTGAGCAACTTGGTCAACGTATGCTTTGTTTGCAACTGATTGATTTTGAAATCCTGCTCTATCTTCATAACCACTTGGTAAAATAACTGTACCAGTTCCGTGTGGTGTTAAATTAATATTTTTATTTGCCGCTGTTGTTGTAACTGATTGACCATCAATTGTAATGTCATCAATTACTAAAGAAGTTAATCCTGCAATATCTGTTTCAGTAGCACCTAAAGTTAATACTGAACTACCTATTGTTGTTTGAGGATTTGCTAAATTAGAATTTGATATACCTGCACTACCCGATAAATTTGAATCTGTTAATGTGTTCGCCTGAATTTCTACATTGTTATCGGTAACAACTGTATCCATACCTGCGCCACCAGCGAAAGTTAATGTTTCAGCTGTATTGTAAGTATCTGTTCCTGTATCACCTGCTAAATCAATATATTGATTAACAGTCATAAACTCTAAATTACCAGCACCATCAGTTTTTAAGAACTGACCAGGAGCTCCATCAGCACCTGGTAATGCAAATGTTGTTGTAGCTGATAGTAAGTTAGGAGCTTTTAGTCCTACAAAATTTGTACCATTATTTGTGCCTTCGTTAAATCTTATTTCCCCACCTGCACTAGTAGAATTACCTACAATTAATTGGTCTATTGCTTTATTATCGTCTACTATTACAGCACCGTTTGCTGTTAATGTACCTTGTACGTGATCCAAAATTTCAGCGAAATATTGTCCACCGATAACTGATATATTATTTGCGTCACCATTTCCATCAACTCCACCTTCCCCAATGAATAATCTATCTCCTAGATTACCTTGAGTTCCTGTTCCATAAGTAAATGCTAATTCCCCAAGTTTTAATGTAGCTGGTGCCGAAGTACTTGATGAACGTTTTATCTGTATTACTGTTGCCATATGCTATTTTTTAAAAACTCCCACAATTAAATAATAGTGTTCCTGTTGTAGTAACTATTTCGGTTCTAGTTACAAATTTATTATCACTAGACCTATATTGAATCATTGCGCCATCATCTAAATGTGTTGTATCAACATCACCAAGAAGAGCAAATTTTAGGGAAGAATTTTGTACTGCTACCGTAGATGGTAAAGTTACCGAAACTGCCTCTGGACCATCTCCAGTATTTACATTTATATTTGCTGTTGTAGTAGTTTTTTGCCCTACCGTGGCCGTAATATCTGCCATCCAATTCTCTCCTGTGAATATTTATAATATTAAATTAGACAGTAACCTGTGGTCTTACAGTTATAATGCCTTCAATTACTCTAGTGACTCCAGCATCCTTTGTAATTTCAAGGTCATATACATATCTCTCAGCATCCAAAGCGCCTGTTTCTGTTGCTGTTAATGAGAGAGTAACTACTCCTGTGGTAGCGTCTGTAGCTATTGAAGTAGTCATATCAATTCGTGTTCTTGTAGAAGCAAAACCTTTAGCCATCTTCGCCGCTGCCGTATAACCAGTTAGGTCAAACGCCTGGCTATTAGCATCCTTTACAGTTACGTCTGAACTGAAGGTTGCTCCCTGGTCTATCGTTAGATTAGCTATTGCTGCCATTTACTTTTTCTCGGATTCTGGTACTTCTTTTTTAATCAATTTGACTATTTTTTCGTTATAATACTTGGTTAAAACATCTATCTTTTCAATCTCAATCAAGTGTCTAGTCTTACTTACCTGTATCTCTTGTCTTACTGCTATACAATTCTGTAATTCAGGACTAAACTTCGTTTCATCATACTCTTTTTTGTCAATTGTTATCATACATTTATCTCCATTTTTAAATTCATATTACTATTTATACGTTAACTGCTCCGCATATTATGTAATATTAAGTCTGTAGATTCTTCCGTTAGGTTAACATTTGCTACTATAAACATTGATTGTTGATCCCCACCACGACCACTTGTAAATACTATATGCTCTTTACAAGTATTTAAAAAATATAATCTTCCGTGGTCAAAATGCAAAACTTTATCATCTAAAATAAAATAATTAAATGGTGGATTACAATTATAGATTGGTATAAACAACCTACACGTTTTATTTTCTCTTTCATAATGGTCTCTATGGGATGGGAATTGTCCACCAGCTGACATCTTAATAATATGAGTTCTTCCTAAATGATTTTTGAATTTTGATAATACTGATTCAACATAAGGCCAAATGGGTGTTAGAGTTTTAAAATCTGGTTCATCAAGATTTAAATTATGTTCTATATTATATTCCTTTAATGAATCCAAATCTGGTCTGCCAGAAAACCCACCATCCAAACTAGTAATACTTAAACCATACCTAGCAATCTTTTTTCTAGGATTATATTGAACCCATTTATCTTTAAATAATTCTAACCCTTCCTCAAATTTTTTATAATCTAATTTATATTTTAAAGGAATAATGTCGCCATATAGCGCTATTCTTGTTAATAAGTAACTCATTTTTCGTACAATCCACAATATGATTTATTTTCTTTTGTATTAAATACTTTTATTTTTTCTGAATGCGGAAAGGTTGTAATTTTTAATCCATCTTCTGTTCCCCAACCAAACAATTCATCACTACGGACATTATCAAAATATATTTCTATATTTTGTTGATAGTATTCTATTTCTTCTTGTACATTATTTGTAAAGTAATCTACTAGTGTATTAAATTTGCCTACCTTCCAATCAAACGTTCCTATTTCAAATTCACCAGAAGGTCTACTATTAAATTCTTGAAAATATAGTTTACCATTTCTTTCCCTACAAAATTCTGTAATTAAAATTCTGTTTTTTACTGTTATATGTTCTTTTAATTTTGTATAAAACTCTTCTACTATATCTATATCCTCTTTTGGAAATTGAGTAAATGGATATTGATATAGATATGGAACATTATTACCTACAATAAAACCATTTCCAAATTTACCTATACTATGATTATATATATGATACTCGCCATCATCATCAACCATAGCGTGTTGTTGACATACATAATCATAATTTATATATCTTTGTATCAAATCATTTGGTCCTACTATATGATTTTTTTTATCAGCAACTTTATAACCAGTACCACCACCTGAATCACCTACATCTAATTTTACTATAATTTTATCATCAATACTTCCTTCATCTATAGTAGGTATACCCATTAATTTACATACTCGGTCTTGTTCTCTTTTAGATGTAAAAAACTTTAAAGCTCTTTTATCAAATTGTGTTTTAGTATTATACCAAATAGAAAGTTCATATTCTACTTTAGTTATTGGTTCTTCATCTCTACAATTCATAATATATTCAGGTTCAAAATCTAAATTTTTTATATAATATTGTGGATCGTAATATTGTTTTTCTGGAAGATATGTAGTATATGGTTTTAATTTTTTACTTATATTAAAATGATTATTATTAGCTAGTTCAAACATCTTAAAATTAATATCATATTTTAAACAAAACTCTACTAGAGTTTCCCATTTTTTACGACCATTTAATATAAGTATATTTTTAGGTAAAAGTTTTCTATCTACATTGTCTGCGAATAACATATCAATCGTGTGGTAAAAAATAAGGTGTCCACCAACCAGTCCATCCTTTTTCCATTATATGATGTAATTGACCTAGTGTACACATACTATAATTTTTATCAGGTCCTTCTGCATTAAATTTTGGACAAACTTTATCATAAGTACTATACTCTATTTCTTTGTAATAAAACTCATCACTACCTTTATAATATTTCTTTAAGTATTCTTTGTCATTAGACTTAAACTTTTTCCATATATGAGATACATCTCCAATCCAAGATACAACAGAAGAGTTTAATGGTGTATGCGCTGGTTCTCTCCACCAAGTATCATATAATAATGTAAACTCCCTTCTAAACAAATTTGGTAGTTTGTCATAGATAATTACATCTAAATCAAAATATAAGTTTTGTCCATCTCTATAAATGTCATACATTTGAAGTTTGTTATACCAGTTGCCATATAAATCGGATGATACAACAACAAACTCATCATACTTTAGACCTGAATAAGTGTCTATCATATGTTTCAAATTTCTAACGTGCCAATTGGTAAACTTTTCTCCAAATTTACAACAAATTATTCTTACACCCATTTGATTATATCTTCAGGAGAAGGTTTATAATCATATGTAATAGGCAATATAGCTCGTCTGTATACTTTACCATAGCCAACAGATATTAATAAATTAACTCGTCTGTCAACAAAAGGCAATTCTTTCCATACGTCAGGACTTCTTGAAAAATTACCAGTAAAGGATGTATCAATACCCTTTTCTATTGCTAAACCTCTAAATGCATATGCAAAGAATCCACACTCTAAAGCAATCGCTTCTCTACTTAATTTAAGACCTTCTTCTGTACAAGGGTCATAAAATATTCCTCTACCCCAAGCATCCTTTTGGTATTCACTTGCAAGATTAGCTAACCTTTGTGTCATAATTAAAAGATATTGACAACTGGTCATATGTTTGTACATAACTTGCTTTCTTGGTATCCCTTGCTCTTCTTTTATTGCTCCTACATCTGGTATATCAGAACCTTTATTAGAACGAGTATCATTTTTAGCAGACTCTCTAAATATTATATCTTTATATTTTTGATGTTCTGGACCTAAAACGTGTACTTGCCAACCTACTATATTATTTTTTGATGGTATAATTTCATAACATCTTTTCAATATATCATCAATAACTTTTTTTTCAATAATAGGTTTACTTCTATCAAATTCTACTACGTGTCTAGGCATTGAAAATGTAGAATACACTTCACCTTCAAATCCATATTTAACAATTTGATTAATAACATTAATAAGAAAACTTACTTTAGTTTTATTAAGATTTTCTTGATGTAATCTTTGTTCTAATAAATTATTAACCTCTATAGCAAAGTTTTGTTCACCTGCACCCAAATTGGTTTTTGTTCCGTGCCAATATCTTTTAGCAACATTTAGCACATTTCTTATTCCACCTTCTAGCAAATCAGATATAATGGCGTCAAGATTGAAACCAGTATCTCTCACACATTTAGAGTGTTCTATTTCAGTATGAAATCCTACTTGCGTTATACATCCAGCAACAGCATTTACAAACGTATGTGCTGATGTATTACTTGATTTACCAACATTACAAGAAATTGTTGTTGCACTTTTTGCTGTAATTGGTGTTTTTTTATCGTATACATAATCCTCTCCACTTGGTGAAGCAGCACTTCCAGTTCCTCTTGGATACGCTGTAGTTGTAGCATTACCATCTAATTCACAGGTGAATTTTAAACTCTCTTTAGCAATTTTTATTTGATGACCAATTTGTAAATCGTGTTCACCAATAGTTAATTGCATTTCTCCTGTTGCAGGATCATATGTAGCAACTGATACACTTTTAGCTGCTGGTTTATATTCAGACTCAAATTGAGCCATAACATCTTGTATTATCTTATCTTTATCTATCATTTATCTCCTTTACCCTTATGTTTAATTTGAGAATCTAAATCAAAACCATATAGTACAATTTCATTAATAACATTAATAAGAAGACTTACTTTATATTTGTCAACATCTTCTTTATGTAATCTTTGTTCTAATAATTTATTGACTTGTACAGCATAGTTTTGTTCGCCTGCACCTAATTTAGTTTGTGACCCTATGTTATTATAATAATATGCACTCCAATATTGTTTAGCAACCCCTAACACTTTCTTAATTCCATTTGTTTTCAAATCAGATTCTATAGCGTCAAGGTTAAAACCAGTATCTCTAGCACATTTAGAGTGTTGAACTTCATTATGTACACCTGGATTTTCGCTCTTAAATTGTGTCATAACATCTTCTATTATTTTCTTTTTATCTATCATTATTTTATTTCTATAGACTCTACTCGTCTATTTCTCCAACTGTTTATTTTAACTTCGTGACTTTCTGGTAATGTATGTACATTACCGTAAGGGTCTTTTACTTTTTCACCAGCACGGCCTCTTATATCTACAATCTTAACTTTTCTTTTAAGTTCGCCGTCTGCATTTTTAGGTTCCCAATCAGGATGACTTTCATCTAATACTGTAATATTATGTCCATTACTAGCTCCTAAAGCTAATTCAGTATCAATGCCCATATAACGAGGTACACCTATCGTTTCATAACCAATACCTAAACCAAAAATTAATTTCTTTTTACCTTCATCTACTTCCTTTTCAATGCCTAATCTTTTTTCCCAATAACCTTTATAGTCAGGACCTAGGTCTATTAATTTATGAGGACCTGTTTGTAGGCCCAATCTATTTGCCGCTTGCATAACAAGCGCCATACCCATACCAACTTGTACGATTGAATTTTCCCAACGGCTAGGTCCACTTGGGTCTTGTAACTTACCATCATTATCACAATTATACATACTGTCTGGTTGTTTCATAACAAACGTCATATAAAAAGGTGCGTTCATTTGTGTATTACGCCAACAAGAAGGAGGTCTCCTAGTATGTGTACTACCCCAAACCCATTTATATAAATCATTAATAACCAATCTATCAGCACTCCAATGAACATCATAATATGCTTCAAATTGTTTTGAAGGAGTATTCCTTGCTATCCATAGAAGATAATCTATAATGGCTGGTTTTACTGGTATACCTAAATTATAATTTCTTTGGCACTTCTGCATATCACGTATAATATCCATTTCATTTTCCATATCATAACGCATTTGCTTATCCTGCTCCTCTTTTTCTAAATAGAAATCTTGGTCTGTTTGTGATATATCCGAGGAACGCCTTCGTCTATTTTCTCTATCCATATTATCTCCAGTTCTCCTTAATAAAAGGTTCATTGCATTCGTGTATAGTTTTACCTGGACCAGTAAAATGTACCACTTTTATATATTTATACACGTCACCGAGTATCATATATGGTGTTTTAAATTTGTCACGATACATTTTGTTTAGTGTGACATTTTTCTTAAAGTCATTTGTATATTTGCATATCCATTCTGCTGGCGTTAAGGTTAATTTTGTTTTATATTCTTTTATCTTCCAATTAACATAGTTTTGTTCACCAAAATATGGTGTATGAACATCACCAACGTTATAATAATGTGTCTGCCAATAGTCTGGATTTTTAGCAAAATCATCCCATATATATTTTAAACTACCAGATTTAAACTTATAAAATCCACCATTTGATTCTAAAAGGGATTTCCACCATATGCCATAGGTAACCATTTCATTATCTTGTACAGGATACCCTATTAGTTCATCTACATTACCTGTAATAACTTGGTCTATATCCATAACTATAATATCATCACCTGGTTTCTGATATGCAAAATGTGGACTAAAGAATTTTAGTTTGTGCCAATGTTTTTTAATCTTATCGTGGTGGTTATAAGGCAACACTAAATCTGCCTCAACATCTTTAGTATCACTTAAACATATAAACTCAAAAGGTATAGATGAATTTCTTTTTAAACTTCTATATAATTTTGA